GCAAGGTCTTAGGCTGGAAGACGCCATCAGAAGTCTTCATGGGTAAAAAGTTGCACTTGAGTTGACAATTCGTCAGGGAAAAAACAAGCGCAAGCGAATTGATGGGATGGCTTCTTTACTCGATGCTTATGTTGTTTTTGAGAATAATCAAGAAGAATATCAGACGCTGATTTAACCGTAAGGAGGTGATTATTTGGCATTTTGGAACAATCTTTTTCATAGAAAAAATAGTGGCGTCACAGTCACACCGGAATACAAGCTTGTTACCAACTACGGTAACGGCTTTTTTGGTTGGAATGGCAAGGTCTATGAATCTGACATCATTAGGTCAGCCATTGAGGTCAAAGCAACCACGATCGGCAAAGCAGTGGCCAAGCACATTCGGTCCGGTGCCGGTGACAGCATCGCAGTCAATCCAGACGTTTATATCCAGTTCTTGTTATCAGACCCGAACCCGTTAATGAGCGGCCAGATGCTGCAAGAAAAGATGATCACGCAGCTTGAACTGAATAACAACGCTTTTGCCTTTGTCCAGAATGATGCCAATGGAATGCCAACAGCAATCTGGCCAATCGTGGCTAACAGTGTCGAAGCCATTCAAGACAATCAAGGCAACCTCTATCTCAAGTTCTACATGCCGAATGCACAGACCTACACATTTCCATATTCGCAGGTGATTCACCTGCGAAAAGATTTCAACAAGGACGAAATCTTTGGCGAATCGAATGGCCCGACGTTGGCACCACTCATGGAGATTGTTACGACCACTGACCAAGGTATTGTATCTGCCATCAAGAATTCAGCCGCTGTTCGCTGGCTGTTGAAATTCAATACTGCTATGCGCCCGGAGGATATCGAGAAGAATACGAAAGCTTTTGTTGCATCGTATCTGCAGACACAAAAAGATCAGGATTCAATCGGTGCAGCTGGTGTTGATGCTAAGACCGATGCAACCCAGTTACAACCCACTGATTTTGTGCCAAATGCTAAGCAAATGGATGCGACTGTGGATCGAATCTACTCAATTTTTCATACCAACAAGGCAATTGTCCAAAGTAGCTACACTGAAAACCAGTGGATTAGTTACTATGAAAGTCAGATTGAACCAGTGATTAGGCAGATGTCTGAGCAATGGACGAGCCGCTTGTTCAACCGACGGCAACGTTCGTTTGGTAATTCAATTGTGTTTGAATCAAGCGATTTGAGCTATGCAAGCATGCAAACCAAACTGTCACTCGTCCAACTGGTTGACCGTGCTGTGATGACTCCGAATGAATTACGTGGATTCTTTAATCTGTCACCAGTTCCGGATGGCGACAAGATGTTACTCCGAAAGGATACAGGGACAGTGCCTTCAGCAACTGGTAGCGACGGTGCCCCTGATCCAACGGAAGGAGGTGATGATAATGACGACAGTGGTACCGATTAAAGGTGACATCGTTACTAATGATTACGGCTGGCTTTACGATCTATTTGGCGATGACTATGCTTCACCTAAAAGTGTCTCTGATCTAATTAACAAGGCTAATGGAGACGACTTATCCGTTGAGATCAATTCAGGTGGAGGAATTGTCGATGCCGGCTCTGAAATTTACACCATGCTTCGTGCTTATAAAGGGCCGGTCAATGTGAACGTTGTGGGTGTGGCATATTCCGCTGCATCTTTGATCGCGATGGCGGGTGATGTCGTAGCCATGTCACCTGCAGGGATGATGATGATCCACAATGTCTCCGGTGGACAGATGGGTGACTATCATGACATGGAGAATGCTGCGGACTTGTTAAAGAAGTCAAACACAGCAATGGCTAATGCCTATATGGTCAAGACAGGTCTATCCCAAGCAGAAATCCTTGACTTGATGGATTCAACTTACTGGCTGGATCCGCAGACTGCCATTGAAAAAGGGTTTGCTGACAAGATGATGTTTGACAATGCGGAGAAGCCAGGGGAAATGGTCATGACTGCTAGCCTGAATAAGATTCCAAGTCTTACCACATTGAACCAAATGAAACACTTCCGAAACACAACAGCACTAAAAAGAGCGCCGTCTGATGATGATCAGATGGCGCTTTTGAATGCAGAATACAATCTCTTAAATTTGAAAGGGGAATAACCTAATGAACAAAGAAGAATACTTGAAGCAACGCGAAGCCCTGATGAACAATGCTCGCACCGCAATCGATAAGGGCAAGTCTGAGGACGCCAACAAGGCAATGAAGTCCGTGAAGGATTTGGACGCAAAGTGGGATCAGCAAACAAAAGACCAAGCCAACTTGGCAGCCCTGGATGACCACGCGCCAATCACCTTGGCTCAGGTAGCACCAGCCAACGACATTGTTGGTGTTGGAAAGTCTCTTGAAAACACCAAATTGAACACTGTTGCCAAGACACAACCAGAATATGCACATGTTTGGGCCAAGTCCTTGCTTGGCCACACTCTCAACGCTGCAGAACAGACTGTATTCGATAAGGAAAACGTGCGCTTTAATGATGGCACGCCATTTTCTCATCAAACGGGTAACACTCCGACCTTGATTCCTAACACTGTGGCAGCTGGCATCTGGAAGATCGCAGAAGAACAATATCCAGCCTTCGCTGATGCCAAGAAATTCAACGTTTCTGGCACGCTGACCATCAACAAGCACGATGGCATTGTTTCTGGTGATGCTCAGTGGGTTGACGAAAACACGCAGGCTGCTGATGAGCAAAATAAATTCAGTCAATTGGTGCTTAAAGGTTACGAGCTGAATAAAGTCGCCACCGTGTCCTGGAAGATGAAGAGCATGTCTGAAGAGGACTTCATCAGTTTCTTGACTCAAGAGCTTGGGGATCGTCTGGGTGTTGCGCTTGGTGTTGCGATTCATCAAGGCGATGGTGAACATTCACCGCTAGGCATTGAGACTGCATTGAAGGCCGAAACAGGTACGCCACAAGTTGCCACTTATAAGGATCAAATCGCATATAAGGATATCACTAGCACCATGGCCAAGATCCACTCTAGTTTTGCTGGCAAGGCGGCAGTTTATGCAAATAGCAAAACCATTTGGAATCAATTGGCAAACATCGTTGATGGTCAAGGTCGTCCGTTGTTTATTGCTAGTCCAATCAATGGAGGCGTTGGTAGCATTCTTGGTTTAGTTGTGAAACCAGATGCTGGTGTCAATGATGGGGACGTCCTGATTGCGGATGTGACAGATACAGTCGTTGTCAACATTAACCAGGCACTTACAGTGGCAACAGAAGACCACGTCAAGGGCCGTTCCACTGACTATGGTGCCTATGCAATTGCTGACGCAGGTCTTTTAACAACCAAGGGGGCAGCATTGCTCACAGCAGTCCCAAAAGCGTAGCCCCGCAATCAGTTAAGTCTGAAGGAATCAAGGGCGGGGTTAAGTTAACAGCAAAATAGAAAGGAGCTAGAACATGGCTGATACACCAGATCGGAGCGCCGAATTCTTAAAGGCACTACAAAAAGGCAAGGTGGTTGCTGTCGGCAATAAGGGCACTAGTGAAGTTGACGTTACCGGCTTGGCCGATGGGACAGTAGTCAAAGATGGTGACTATCAGGTTGTTTTCGATACAGACAACACCAAGACACTGTCTTCAGTGGCCAGTGATCCGGTTGATGCACCTGGCGCAACTGTGCCAACAACGCCACCTAATCAAGGATAGGCGGTGATCAAAGATGGCTGACGAGAAATCTGAAGAAGAACCAACCTTGTTAGATCTCTTAAAACAACACATCCGATTGGAAGATGACATGGACCCTTCCATGTTGCAATTCTATCTGGACGCAGCTGACAAGTATGTCCAGCGTAAAGTTGGCCATAGCGTGAAATACTTGCAGCTTATGGTTGCTACCGTGATGAATGACAATCGATCTGCCGGTGACGATCTAGCGGCGGCACTTGAAGCCTTGGAGCCAATCTTCTACTTGGAGGTGAGAACGGATGACCCAGACAGTCAATCTAACGAACCAACTCAGGTGGATAGCCACACTGTTGGAACTTAAGGACGGCGTTGACGCACACGACCGTCCAAAACAAACGTGGGAAGACAAGCGGGTCTTGTATTACGCCGACATTGGGATCACCTCAACTGAAAAATATCTCGCGCAGCAGAACAAGCAGGATGTCGTCTTGCGCATTTTGATTCGTCGGGATATGTCGATTACTCAGGGTGGGAATCGTGTCCGGATCCGAGGAACTGATTACAAAATCACACGAATCTACGAGACACCCGACAATCAAAGAATGGAGTTGAGCCTGGACTATGTTGATCACATTTGACGAGTTTCTGGCCAGACTCAAGCAACTGGGTGCGGTCTATCGAGACGTTGCACCACGGACGGCCAAGTATCCGTACTGGATATACACGTATACAAACACTCAGCGTCTAGTAGCCAGTACGGGTACACGGTTAATCGTGAATGAGTATCAGGTGTCTTTGTACACAAAGGGCGTTGAAGACGAGTTACTGCCGTTCATCAAGACGTTTGATGATGTCCCATTCCAATCATTCAGAGGAATTCCGGGCGATGAAAACGATGAAACTATCACGGATTTGTACACGTACATCGAGGTGATTGCGGGTGGTCAATAACAACGGTTTTGAAACAATGGCCAAGTATCTCAGTGGTCTCAAAGTAGATGATTCAGTGTCGAAAGAAGGGCTTGTTGCCGCAGCAAGTCAATTTGCTGACAAGCTCCGGCCCGAGTTGCCAAGTGAACCTAACGCTCCGCTCGCACAAGCCTATGGGACGTTAAGAGATAAGCTACAGGTTGTTGACAAGGGCGATCACATCCTGGTTACGTTTGGAAATGCATTTTGGTGGCTATTTCTGGAGCATGGAACAAGTCCCAAGAACCATCAAGGAATCAGGGCACGCAATTATGTTCACAACACCTTTGCTGCCAACAAAAATACAATTATGCAGACCATGGTCAAACCGGTCATGGATGCATTGAAAAAATAGGAGGAATCGCTATGCCTGATACACCAAGCAGAGCAAACGATATTGAGCTAGAGCTCACTATTGGCGATATGTTTTTCGCTATGAAAACGCAAAATGAGACGGCATCTACTGATCCGGTCTTCGATACAAGTGTTATCCGGATCCCGAACATCAAAAAGATTGCCTTCAAAGGGAACGGAAAGTCGAACGACATTTATGCCAGCGGTAAAAAGTTCGGGACAATCACGCAAGAAACCAGTATTGAAGTGACACACACCCACATCGGGATGCCAATTGCAGTTCTAGATGCAATGAAAGGCATCGCAGCGAAGCATGGGGTCGAGTTTGGATCCACGCTTGCACAATCAATGCCAGAGTTTGCAATTGGTTTTGACACATGGTTGGCCAATGGACAGCATGATGGCATCTGGTTGACGTCTTGTACGCTTAACCCTGCTGTTAATGAAACCCATGCAACTTCTGAAGAGTCATTCAAGGAAGTCAACCCTGATGTCGTCTACAACGCAGGTGGTTTGCGCAATTCGAGTATTTACTACGCACGCTATAATTCAGCCAGAGACAGTGCTGACCTGACTGTTGACGACTTTTTCAAGCAGGTTATTTTTTCTCCAGAACAGCTTGAAACGATCGCAAAAGAACAAATGACCCCAAAACCATAACCCCGCAAGCAGTTAAGACGATTGCCAAACAAGGCGGGGAATTAACGATTATTGCTAATTAGGAGGACAAAGGAATATGGCGAAGCTATCTGATCTAGTTAGGCTCCGAGACAATCATTTCATCACGATTCAAGGTGCCAAGGTACCTGCAGCGTTCACTTTTGCCTCAATTGACGCTATTGAATCCGCATATGGGCAAGGCTACAAAACATTCGAGAAGGATTTGAATCTTATGCTCAAACGGAAAGTGATTCATCGCGATCAGAAAACCATGAAACTCATTTGGGCGCTTGTTTACGGCTTACTTGTCGGTGGAGGTACGGAAACTACCTTTGATGAGATGAACCGTGCTATTCCCTTTTCGGAAATTCCTAGTGTTATTCAAGAGGCAATGGATATTCTAAATGAGCAGAACTTCCAACTAAGTGACATAAAAAAATAAAGTCGCCACAACAGGAAGGTGAGGCCCAGGAGGATAACGATTACCCCTGGGCCTTTTATTTGTATGTGGCGAAAGCGCTGATGGGATACTCGCTTCAAGAATTCATGAAATTAACGCCGAATCTGTGGCTGAAACAATATCTAATCTATATCGAGATTAATAATCCTGATGGTATTTACAAAGAGAAGCCTAATCCCATTCGGAAACAGGTCACACTGGACGATATTCCATTTTTTAACTAATTAAGAAAGGAGGAAAATAATGGCTGACGAAACTCAAAACGTTGTTCTTGATTTCAAGATGAATGGTCAAGTAGAGTTTGCTAACACAGTGAAAGACATCAACGCCGTGATGAACACGGCCGCAAAGGAATATCGAGCCCAGATATCGTCTATGGATGATAATGCTAGTTCGACTCAGAAACTGGCTGCTGAACAACAAAAATTGCAAATTCAATCCGAAGCTGCTGCTAAAAGAACGCAAATTCTGTCTGAACAATTGAAGACGATGCAGGATCGTGGTGAAACATCTGGCTCTTCATTTGATCGGCTCGTCGGCAAGGTTGCGGATGCACAACGGGTTGAAAATAACCTGAAAGGTGCTCTTGATCAAGTTAACAGCCAACTCAGTGAGCAAGGTTCCAAAGCTAACGATGCCAAAGATCATATCAGTAACCTGCAGCAGGAAGAGGGCGAGCTTGATTCTAAGCTTAGGCTCGCGTCTTCATCGGCTAAACTGGAAAATGCCCAACTAGGTGATAATGCTTCCGAGTCGCAGAAGACAGCTGCCGCCCAACGGCAACTGTCCGAACAAATGGACTTGTCTCGGCAAAAAGTTGATAACTTGAAGCAACAGTTGAAGGAAACGGTCACCGCTTACGGAGAGAACTCATCTGAGGCAACACAGATGAAAGTCAAGTTGAATGACGCCGAAACATCTGTGGCCAATTTGGGTAACCAAATGGATAAATTGGGTAAGGAGTCACAAGATACTAGCTCCAAACTTGACGAGATTGCTAAGAACACAGCTGCTGAACGGCTGCAGACTGTCGCCAATGGATTTCAATCTGCTGGTCAAGGCCTACAAGATTTTAACCAAAAGGCGCAGGAAGCATGGACACAAACTGATGATGCTGTTGATAACCTGACCAGCAAAACTGGCGCTGTTGGAGACGTTGCAAATAAGCTCGGTGAGTCATTTGAGAAAGTTGAACGCTCCGAATCTGGTGCGCAGATGGAATCGATGGATTTGTCGAATACCATGGCAGGGCTTACTAGTCAATTCAATTTGAGTGGTCCGCAGCTGGAAAAGACATCCGAAGACGTTGCCAAGTTCAGCCAGATCACAGGTCAGTCTGGGACTGACGCGGTCAACGCATTACATGATTCCATGTCACGATTCAATCTCAGCGCTAAAGATATTCCTAGCGTACTTGATGCCTTTGCTGCAGCGTCTCAGCGGACAGGTGTACCAGTTGCCGACCTTGAAGAAGATGCATCAAAGGCATACCCAGCCTTCAAACAATTGCACATTAGTCTTCAGCAGGGAATTCCACTACTGGCGTCCTGGAGCAAATCGGGGATTGATTCTTCCACAGTGCTCAAGGGCATGCAGAAGGCATTCTCTGCCGCCAAAACTGAGAACAAATCTTTCAGCGATGTCATGACGCAATCTTTCAAGGGAATCAAAGATGCTAAGACAGACCAAGATGCTTTTAACATTGCAATTCAAACATTTGGCGCCAAATCAGGTCCACAGATGGCTCAGGCTATCCGTGATGGCAAGGTTTCACTTGATGGTCTAAAAAAATCAGCCCAAGACACTGGTGGAACCGTCTCGAAATCTTTTCAGCAGACCTTGGATCCAGTCGACAAGGCCAAACAAGCTCAGAAAGAATACGAACAGACTATGGGGAAGATTGGTGGAACAATTCAAGAGACCCTGTTGCCTGTGATCAAGGGGCTTCTGCCAGTTGTTAAAGGTGTCAGTGATGCATTCAATAAGGCACCAGCACCCGTGAAAGCGCTGGTTGTTGCGTTTGGTGCGATCACTGTCGCACTTGGTGTCTTGGCACCAGTCATCACGGCAGTTGCAACAGTTCTGCCAATGCTCGGTGTTGGTGCGACCGCTGCCGGTACAGGGGCTGGCCTAGGAGCTGCAGGCATGGGAGCTTTTATGGCCACGCTCCTGCCGATTGTCGGAGTGATTGCGGCTGTAATTGCCGCGATTACCGCAGTCGTTTTGGTTATCAAGAACTGGGGTGCGATTGTCACTTGGCTCAAGGGTGTTTGGAGTACCGTTACCAGTTTCTTCAAGCAGTTGTGGAATGGTATCAAGCAAATCTTCACGATTGCGATTAATGCCATTACCAATTTTTTGAAGCCAGCTTTTACAGCCGCTGCAAATGTCATTAAGTCAATTTGGAACGGTATTAAGTCCTTCTTTTCTGCTTTATGGAACGGAATCAAAGTAATCTTTACGGTGGCGATTACCGCTATTGCTGTCATTATTGGTACGTATCTCAATATCTGGAAGACCATTATTACGACCGCAATGAATTTCATTAAGGGTATCATCACCAATGTTTGGAATGGCATTAAATCATTCTTTGGGCCAATCCTAGCCAGCATAGGTAATGTGATCCGGAGTGCGTGGAATTCGATTAGTAGTGTTACCTCTAGTGTGTTCAACAAGGTTAAAAGTGTTGTTTCAAGCATTTGGAACAACATCAAGAATGTCGTTTCAAATGTTGTAAATGCAGTCAAGTCAGTTGTATCTAATGCATGGAACGCGGTTAGCTCGACTACTTCAAACATTTTCAACGGGGTTAAAAGTGCAGTATCAAATGTGTGGAACAGCATTAAATCGACTATCTCAAATGTTGTGGGAAGTATTAGAAATGCTGTTTCAAGTGCTTGGAATGCGGTTAGTTCTGTGACATCTAACGTCTGGAACAGTATCAAAAATGCAATCTCTGGGCCAATCAATACTGCAAAAGATATCGTTCGAGGAGCGATTGATGCCATTCGAGGTTTCTTCAACTTCAGTATCCACTGGCCACATATTCCAATGCCGCATTTCAGCATCCAACCCAGTGGTTGGTCTGTTGGTGATCTTTTGCATGGATCTATCCCTCATTTGGGTATTGACTGGTACGCGCAAGGTGGCATTATGACGCAGCCGACTATGTTTGCCAATAACAATGGCCGGGCACAGGTTGGTGGCGAAGCTGGGCCGGAGGGCGTTATTCCACTGAACGATGATACGTGGAATAAGATGGGTGCAGCTATTGCGGCTCATATGCCATCCCAGGGACCAATTACGCTGCAGGTGGATGGCCGCACGTTTGCGACTATCACCGGTCCATACACCTCGGACTACTTGAAACAGCAGGATGCAACTCAAAACTTTAGCTATGGAAGGAGGCTTTGATAACAGATGTTTGAATTAATTCTGGACGGTCAATCTCTGGCCCAGTCTGTGCCGGGGACGTTGGTTACCAAGAAGCCAAACATTCCCGCAGCTCAGCGCGATGTGCAGTTCACAGACGTGCCTGGCCGCTTGAGTGGCTCGCTGACTGAGAAGCGTGGCTGGAAAGATATCACCTGGTCGCCAGAACTCAAACTCGTGGACTTCAAGACGCTCAACCAGTCATGGCGGAAGACACGGCAGTTACTGCAATCCGCGTCGAAGCTAGTGTTGAGTGATGACCCCGACTTCTATCGGCTCATCAAGTCAGTCACGATCGGCGAGTTTTCGGTAGACGATGTGGAGGTCAGTGGCTCCTACAAGCCCAGCTTCACTTTGGATCCGCTTGAGTATCAGATGACTGATCCAAAGACGTTCACGGCTAACTTTGACATCGTGAACCCCGGTAACGTGGCAGCGGAACCGTTGCTCACCGTGTCAGGGTCCGGAACAGTCAAGATCTCCGTGAACACGAACCAGTTCTCAATCGACAGCCTGACAGCGCCTGCCACTCTCGACTGTGCTAAACACACGGCGACCATGGCTGACAAGGATATCACAACCTCGACAGCGGGTGATTGGCCGCTCTTTGTGCCAGGTGTCAATCATGTCATTTTGACCGGCGTCACAAGTATCACAGTGCAACCTAGGTGGTGTTATGTATGAGTACCGATATTGAACTCTATCCGCGTGACCAGACTGATTTCAGTCACCACGGCTATGCTTTGGACGACATCAGCAATGATATCGTCACTTGGCAGCTCAACGCGAAGTTCACCTTGACGTTCGATTATCCGATGTTTAGCGAACATGCTGGAGACCTCGTGGCTGAAAATATCGTGCGCGTGCCAGTTCCGGGGGGCAAGGCTGCTTTTCGAATCGCGCAAGTGATCAAGTCCATGGGTCATCTTAGCATCACTGCTTATCACGTGTTCTGGGATCTTAACGATGATTTCATCGCGGACACCAACATCGTTGACAAGGATGGCCAGGGCGCACTTGATCAGATCATGCACGCTGCCAACTATCCAACCGGCTTTAAAGTTCTGTCAACAATCGGAAATGTAACCAATGCACGGCTTGTTCGCATGTCGATCATCAATGCGCTGATGGGAACTGATGACAACACCTTTCTCAACCGTTGGGGCGGTGAATTTGATTGGCAGGACTTTAGTTTCAGCGTCAACCCTCGTCTAGGAAAAGATCGTGGTGTTCATTTTGAATATGCACACAACTTGACCGGATACGAAGCGACCAAGGACAGTAGTGGCATCATTACGCGACTGCTACCAGAAGGCTACAATGGTCTTTTACTACCTGAGCTGTATGTTGACAGCCCCAAGTTAGGCAATTATCGCAAACCGAAGATTGGCACCAAAAACTATCAGGACATCAAGGCCATTGACGAAACACAGGCAACAGGGAATCAAGAAGGTGCTGTTCCGGTTCAAGAAGCGTACGAGTTACTTCGTGCTGCCGCTGCGAAAGAGTTCTCCGAAAGTCATATTGATGAGGCCAAGTGGACGTACAAGTTGAATGTGGCGTTGCTTGAGAATACTGAAGAGTACAAGGATTTAAGCATCACTACCACTGTGTTGCCAGGCGATACGGTCACCATCACGCACAAGCTTGATGATATTGATGTGAGAGCGCGTTTGACTGGATATACCTGGCAACCGTCAAATCATAGCTATCTAACACAGACGTACGACAGTGCATCGCGGCCAGATGTTGCATATAGCAATCTCAGTAGCCGGGTCAACGAGATCAAGTCACAGATTGAGTTAGTTGATAAGGTCGTGATTGCGAAGGCAGCAAATGGCATGAATTCAACAGGCTGGGGAGATCAATCGCCGGTCGATCTGAATATTGCTGGTAAAACCGGTGACGTATACTATCAAACGACTGCCAAGGGGACAATTATGTGGCTCTTTCATGATGGCCAATGGAATGCCGAAACCGGTGACGCTTTTGGCACCGAGGTTCAGAAGAAGGTTGACACCGCAATCGCTGATGTTGCTGCTGCCAAACAAGCTGCCAATGATGCTGTGGAAAAAGCAAATAGTAACAAGGATTTGGTGGATATGAGCAATCAAACCGCCAATGCTGCCAAGACCGCCGCTGACGCTGCCAAGGCGCTTGCAACTCAGACCAATGCGGGCTTGACAGCTGTCCAGTCTCAAGCTGCCTCTGCGGTCTCCAGTGCCACTAACGCCATGGCAACTGCCAATTCGACTTTGGCCACTGTGACGGATCAGAAGTCTACGATCACCAAGTTGGTCACAAAAACCGATGACTTAGCCGGAACGATTGCCACCATGGCCACAAAAACGGACGTCAATAAATTAACCGGCCAAGTGACCACTGCACAGACGCTGGCTCAGCAGGCAGCGGATGGATTGAGGCTGAAAGCAGACACGACAACTGTCAACACCCTCAACGGGACAGTCAATCAGTTGTCCAGTGATCTCAAAGTGGCAAGTGATAGACTCGCACTGACGATGACGCGAAATGACGTCACTGGGATGCTGACACCGTACGCAACACAGAACTGGACGCAAGGACAGATCAGTGCAACAGCAAGTCAGTTCAACGTCCAACTGAGTAGTGTTAAATCATCTGTAGGTGACATCAATCAGGCCGGCGGAAATCTTGTCCTCGACTCTGATTTTGAAGGGGATGCTGTTGGACAGCAGCCGGATTACTGGGATGGTGGCCTCGTTGTGACCAACGGTGAGCCGAACCACGATCTCAATAAGTCGAAACAGTGCATGCAAATTGTCGGATCAGTTGATGGCAACCAAGACCTTGCGTTACTTTACTATACTGCCGTTTCTCAAGTGGACTATTATGTCGCGTTTAAGACACGTTGGCAGAGCCTTGATCAGAAAGGCTCGCTGCGTCTCTACATCTTTGAGTACGACTCGAACAAAAAGCTGATCGGTCCGAAAGCAGTGATTGTTAATGACACCCCAGCAAATTGGCGCTCCTTCAGCACCACTTACACGCCATCTGTTGACTGTCGTTTTGTCAAGGTCGGTGTGACGTACACAGCGGCTCAGTCCAACATGCTTGCTTGGTTTGACGACATTGAGATGCGTGTATACTCACCGACGATGACCCAGTACAACAGCTTGAATGTCACGGTTGACGGCTTGAACAACACATCCGTCAAAAAAACAGAGCTGGCTACGGTGACGAACCAACTGAATGTCACAACTGATGGGCTCTCAAATCTAACGACCAAGGTTACTGATCAAGGCACGCGGATCACCTCAGTTTAGACGAACATCGAAAATGTCAAGACAACGATGACAAACTATCAAGGACAGACCACCACTGCCTTGCAGACTTTACAAGGGTTCCAGACCACAGCGACAAATCAGCTTGGGAATCTTCAGGCCCAACAAACTTTACTCTCAAACCAATGGACATCCGTGATCGGTATGGGGTCTAATCTGATGGTTGATGGCGATTTTGAAGCCGACAACTTGGGAGCACCTCTGTATTGGTCACCGAGTGGCATCATCACCAACAACATCGTCCCAAATGAAAACAATTCATCGGGGAAGGTACTTCGGGTCAACGGACTCGCAAGTGGCAACAATGATGTGATGTCAAATGTCTTCATCCCGGTTCAAGCCGGAACACAATATCGACTCACATTCAAGTCGCGTTGGAATGCTGGTGACCAGCTTGGCACGCTCATTGCTTATGCCTTCACCTATGATGCCGCGAAGAAACTTATCGCCCCTAGGGGACTATCGTGGGATGCAACACCCCATCACTGGGGGACGCTCACTGCGACTTGGACACCTGAAGATGCTGTCAGCTATATCAGGCTTGACTTCACTTACAACGGCGCACAATCGGCTTCTTCATTCATTCAGGTTGATGATGTTTATTTTGCGGTGGATAATGCCAACAACTCACAGATCACCCAGTTGCAAGATGCGATTAATCTCCGTGTGTCCAAAGGCGATGTGCTTAGTCAGATCAATCTGGAAGCCAACCGCACTCTGATTCAAAGCGGCAAGCTTGTTTTAGATGCACCAACAGTTGTCTTTACAGGCAATGCCTTCATCCCCTCAGCAGCGATCGCAAGTTTGTCTGCTGACAAGATCACCACCGGGACGTTGAATGCGGCCAATCTCAACGTGATCAACCTGAACGCATCAGCTATTGTGACTGGCACGATTTCTGGCGCTAACTTGGCCATCAATTTGAATACTGGTGAAGTTCTGTTTCAGAAAGGATCAATTAAGTCAACTAATGGGTTGTTAAACATTAATATTGACAATGGAACGTTTGCTCAGGGCGATGGCGTTAAAGGGATGCTATTCACAAAAGGGGAATTGTATCTCTCGACGTCAAGTATGTGGGCATCACTGATGGGCGGTGGTGATGGAGCTGTGCCTGACTACGGTAAAATTGGATTTAACCAAGCTATTGTTGGACAAGGCCTTCTAATCGAAGGCAAGCATGTGCTAACACTCGGCATTCACAAGGATAATTGGCCATCGACCGCGATAGCGGCTCCGCCGTCACTCATGATGAGCGACACGGGCTGGTTTTACCTAAACGGACGAGGAACACTGGTGCAAATTGATGGTGGAGACGAATATGATGTCGGTGGATTTTCATCTCAGCCTGCAATATATATCGGAACTAACGCGCCTACCTGGAACAAAGGGCCAAAAAACCGGATTGTTATTAATGCAGAATACGTGCATATACGCTCGGTCTACGATATGACGACTTCATCATCTCCAAACGTATTTGTTGCTGCTGATGGTGCTCTCGTCCGCAGCACGTCTGCCAGCAAGTATAAGACCAACATTAAGCGTGATCGTTCAACCGATTTGGCTGAGCGGCTGCTGACGTTACCGACAGCTCACTGGCTGGACAAGGCAGCCATGGAGCGATATGCAAGCGGCGAGCAAAAAGAGTTACCACAGACCAACTTTGGCCTGATTGCCGAGGATTTGGAAGCTGCCGGTCTTGAGGATCTGGTTGTCCGTGGGCCAGATGGTGAGCTTGAAGGGATCCAGTACGACCGGATCGCGGCAGCGCTCTTGCCGTTGCTGGCACAAATGAAAACTGAAATCGATGAACTCAAAGCGACGGCATAGGCTGGCGCTTTTAATTTGGGAGGAAAACATGAAAATCACACTTGAAAATGCAAATATTGCTAACGTATACAGACTTGTTGAACAAATAAAAGTTAAGGGCAGGGATGCTCTGGCGCTTGCCAAGTTCATCAAATTGTTAAAGCAAACTTTGAAATCTGCTGGTGAGGATGAGCAATCCTTAGTCGCTCAGTATGCTCTTAAAGACGAGAACGGAGAATCAAAAACAGATTCGAACGGTAATATTCAGCTGGATCCCGACCTAGCTCGTGAGTACAACAAGGTTCATGGTGAATGGCTTGAGCAGAAGGCCGAAATCGAAGGTGGTACTTATGTGAATCACATTGACGATGTCCAGCGAATTATCAGTGACTACGTTGATGAGAACGAAATAGGCGGATCCGATCTTGATGCATATTTGGCATTGTACGAAGCGTTCGAAAAAGGAGAGAAGTAATCATGGCATTGAAAACTAACAAGAGCATCAGTCTCACAGGTACATCCACCATTGGTGATGTTCAGGTCGCTTATTTGAACGCAACTATTGACCAAGAAGGAAATGGAGCCAATGCGGTCAATCAGTCAATTCAGAATCAGGCACTCTATGACGCGAACAAGAAAGAAGTTCGAGCTGACATTGCCGAATTTCAGCAATTGCTTTATGACACAGAGGATTCTTTGACTTCTGAAAAAGAGGGCACAGATAGCAGTAAAACATCGGGAAATTGAGTCAACTATAACTAGCCGTTACATCCTTATGGAAGGAAGTGAGAAAGTGACATTTTTTGGATACACGATTGGTGACTGGGCGGAGTTCATATCACTCATAGGGGTGGGCGTGAGCGCTGGTAGCTGGCTGTTCAAAAAGATTGCCTTAGATCCATTACGCTCTGATATTCAAGTGCTCTCAGAAACGATTAATCGTCAGCTAGAACTGCACGAACAGTCGCTGGCAGACTTGGGACAACATCTGAGGACACACGATGACGAGCTTGGCAGTCACTCGGTTAGGATTACTCGATTGGAAGACCATGTAGGCATTAAAGGAGAAGATAACCATGAAGATTAATTGGAAAGTACGAGTATTGAGCGTCAAATTCTGGCTGGCCTTGGTGCCAGCTTCTTTGTTGGTGGTTCAAACGGTAGCGGCAGTCTTCGGGTACAACTGGGATTTTGCTAGTTTGGGTAAAGAACTCACGGCAGTGGTCAATGCAGTGTTTGCATTATTGACCATTGTCGGGGTAGCCGTTGATCCAACCACAGAGGGTATCGGTGACAGTCAGCAGGCGTTAGCTTACCCGGCACTCATTACCACCAAGGCGGCTAAGATCAAGGCGTTAGAGGATCAGATTAAGGCACTGCAAGCAGATAAAGCGGCTGATCAGGCAACTTCTGCTGCTAGTGAAGTGGTTCCAGAGACGTCTTCTGCAGCACCGGCGGAGTCAGCTCCGGAATCTGTTGCTCCAGTAGCTAGTGAGGAGGCAAAATAATGTCTTTTGATATTGATAAAACAATTGCGTTCCTAAAGAGCAAAATTGGCCATGTCACCTATTCAATGTATGGGTCGCGCAATTTCAGCGACGGCACTTGCGACTGTTCAGGAGCTGTCTATACTGGGCTTGTACAAGGTGGCTTTGCACCGATGTCATACATTCCTAGTACCGAAACCTTGCATGCATGGCTGATTGGTAACGGTTGCCAATTGATCGCTGAAAACACTGAGTGGCAAATGCAAAAAGGCGACATCGTTATCTGGGGACGTAAAGGGTACAGCGCTGGTGCTGGTGGTCATACCGGTATCTGTATTGATGGTCAGAATTGGCTTGAGTGCACGGCGTGGCGTGACCTTGGAGAAACAATTCAGAACCACGATGCCCGTTGGGCCATGAATGATCAGCCTTACTTTTACGTCTATCGTTATACTGGGACAACAAATTCACAGCCTGTGCCGGCGTCTAATGTTAGCGTTAGCGCTCCAAAGGTGAATGTTAGTTACGGTCTGCATCTGCTCGGTGTCCGTTGGCTTGATGAGGTGACCAACTTCGGATCTGGTGACAATGGTTTTGCTGGTATGCCTAATTATCAGCATGATCTGCTGTACATCAAAGTTGATCGTGGTAGCGTTAAGTATCGCGTCCACACAGTTCAAAGTGGTTGGCTGCCTTGGGTAGCCAAAGGTGATCGCAATGATACGGTCAACGGCTGTGCCGGTAATGCTGGCGAAGTGATTGATGGAGTCCAGATCATCTTTCTTACTCCTGCTGGTGAGCCATACAAACAAGCGTATTACCGCAGTCAGACGACACAACGGGCTGGCTGGCTCGGCGTTGTGTGTGATGATGGCACGAGTTTGCCACAGTACACAGACACATACGCCGGCATGTTTGGAGAACCGCTTGATCGTTTGCAAATCGGTATTAGTTCGATCAGTCCATTTTAAGCATATTACAAAAAAGTCCTCTGCTCGCTAACGCGGGTGGAGGGCTTATTTTTTTGAAACTAAGAATTCACTTTTCGTTACTGTGCAATTTGTGTGCAATTTGGTCCTTTAATAACCGCTACATAAGTGTTTCGTACTCCCGGGCTGCGCAGAAACCCGGTTAAATGGGAAAAGATAGGACAGCAAAACCCCGAGTAATCGGGGTTTTTGTTTTGGTTTGAAAAAGATGCAGCCATGGCCTTACATGTTTTTTGCAGAACTTTTGTGTCAATAATTCGCAACAATAAAGAAATCGAATTATTTATTTAAATTCTGAATGGCATAGTTAGCTTCATCAGCGGTGAATTTTTCACCATTTTCAGAGGTTAATTGCTCACGAACCGTATCAGGGGACATATCCATATCCTTTTGGTATGTTTTTGCTTTGGCAAGTGCATTTTTATTCCAATCGGCTTTGACATTTTCAATGGCATAGTTCGCTTCTTCTGCCGTAAACTTTTCACCGCTTTGAGAGGTCAGTTGATCATAGATGCCTGCCTTTGACATATGCATTGAATCGGCATAACTCTTAGCTTTGTTCAACGCGTTTTTATTCCAATCAGCTTTAAGGTGATCAATTGCATATTGAGCCGCTTCGGCCGAAAACTTTTCGCCACTTTGCGAAACTAATTGATCGTAAACGCCTGCTTTTGACATGTTCATTGCAGATGCGTAGGTAGTTCCCTTATTCAAAGCAGATTGATATTCTGCCGGAACATCTGCTGTCTTACTTTCGCTTGTCGCCTCTGACGCCACACTTGATTGCTGGTCGCTTTTGTCAGCCGCTGAAGAGGATGAACTCTCCGCAGTGGTATTTGAGTTGTTTGTTTTACTTCCCGTCATATTCACGCCAACAATGATGAATAAAACCACAATGATCCAAAACCAGATTCGCTTGTAAATTGGTTTCTTTTTCTTCATTTTGAACTCCCCCATGAAGATTTCTTAAAAAGGTGCAGTAAAATCAAAAATTAGCTGTAGCTAGAACTAAGCCTCCCTTTCTCAAGTAATGTTGTTACTTTGCGGTTAACATCCCTTCCACTCATAGAGAAACCGCTTTCAATTATCATATGCAAAATTGCTAAATTTAGCAAATCTCAATGCGTATTTAGGCGAAAATCGTGATCCAATCGTGAATCGTTAAATTTTGAATGAACAACTTTCTTTTTATGAAAGGTGAGTTTACGTGCCTGAAAATTGAACTCAACAAAATGCACTAGTGAAAAAACGATGTATGCTATTAGTGACTTAATACACGAAATGAGCCACTTTCCCTCGCATGAAAATTCCATTAGAAACAACCCGAAACTCGCTTTCAAAAAAGGCTGCAAGAGGGGACCAAATTTTAGTAAAATCCGAATAATCTTCACATCAATAAAATAGATGTTCCAAGTTTGCCGAATATGTGATTGTTTCTGGACGATTAAGGCCGCAGACTTGCGATAAAGCGGAACCCCTGCTACAATTGGTCTTGTTGGTAAAGGAAAACAGCATTTGTTGGGTTCCTAATTTTTTTCAGCTTGCTGGGTCGGCGAACGACTCGGAGGGACGTGAAATGACCCATTAAAGAAGGACGTGCCTTATGCATACTGAACTTGCGTGGCTCAAAGCGATCGCGCCTGATCTGATGGGCGTTGTCACTAAACGCTATCAGGTCCTTCAATTTATTAACTGGATGGCACCAGTTGGCCGGCGAACGTTGGCCGAACAGATGAAGATCTCAGAACGTGCTTTGCGCACAGAAACGGATTTTCTGCGTAGTCAAGGTTTGTTGGAAAGCTCAAAGTCTGGCATGGTGCTAACAGCAAAAGGGTTAGAGACATTTCATGGCCTTGATCATCTTATGAATCAGCTGTTAGGAATTAAGGATGATGAAAAACGACTTGCTGCCCAGCTTCAAATCGATCATTGTTTGGTCGTATCTGGCGATGCCGATCAAAGTGGTCGGGTGCTTGATGAGCTGGGGAAGACGTTGAATTCGACCTTACAATTACTGTTGCCGCCGGGTCGCTTGACGGTTGCCGTGATGGGTGGAACGACAATGGCACATCTTGCAAGGCAGCTGACATTTCAGTTGTCTGCAGGACGTGAATTGACGTTTGTCCCTGCTCGCGGTGGCTTAGGCGAAGCGGTGACGATTCAGGCCAACTCGATTGCTGCTGCGATGGCGGAAGCAACCGACAGCAACTACCGAGCGTTGTATGTACCGGAAAATCTTAGCTCGGAATCCTACGAATCATTGATTAAAGAGCCTTCTGTTAAAGAGGTTTTAGGGCTGATTGATAAGGCTCAGGTCGTGATTCATAGTGTGGGTGACGCTTTAGTCATGGCTCGTCGCCGTGGCATGTCATCTGACACGATCAGCATGTTGAAAGCCAAACATGCCGTTGCCGAAGCATTCGGTGTTTTCTACGATGCGAGCGGCAAGGTCGTTTACAAGATACCGCAGATTGGTTTACAGCTCGCGGATCTTGATCATATACCGTATGTATTCGCTGTTGCTGCTGGCAAAAGTAAGTCCAAAGCAATTGCGGCATATATGCAACACGCACCGAGTCGGACGTGGCTGTTAACAGACGTCGGTGCAACTAATTCGATTTTAACTGGGGCAACCCGTTAGAATAAAACCTTATTTCCTAAAGGAGGAAATTTTAGCATGACTGTTAAGATTGGTATTAATGGTTTTGGCCGTATCGGTCGTTTGGCATTCCGTCGTATTTACGAATTGGGTGCAAAGAGCAATGACATCCAGGTTGTTGCAATTAACGATCTGACCAGCCCAACCATGCTGGCTCACTTGCTGAAGTATGATTCAACCCACGGTACTTTCCCTGGTGAAGTTAGTGCAACCGATAACGGTATCGTCGTTGACGGTAAAGAATACCGTGTCTACGCAGAACCGCAAGCCCAGAATATTCCTTGGGTTAAGAACGATGGCGTTGACTATGTTCTTGAATGCACAGGCTTCTACACCTCTGCTGAAAAGTCACAAGCTCATTTGGACGCAGGCGCAAAGCGTGTTCTGATTTCTGCCCCAGCCGGCAAGATGAAGACCATCGTTTACAACGTCAACGATGACACTCTGAATGCAGACGACAAGATTGTTTCTGCTGGTTCTTGCACAACCAACTGCTTGGCACCAATGGCTTACTTCCTGAACAAGGAATTCGGCATCGAAGTTGGTACCATGACCACCGTTCATGCTTACACCTCAACTCAGATGTTGCTTGACGGCCCAGTTCGCGGTGGCAACCTGCGCGCTGCACGTTCCGCTGCTGCTAACACGATTCCTCACAGCACAGGTGCTGCTAAGGCTATCGGTTTGGTTATCCCAGAATTGAACGGCAAGTTGCAGGGCCACGCACAGCGTGTTTCTGTTGTTGACGGTTCTTTGACCGAATTGGTTTCCATCTTGAAGACCAAGAACGTTACTGCTGATCAAGTTAACGAAGCTATCAAGAAGCACACCGAAAACAACCCTAGCTTTGGCTGGAACGAAGACGAAATCGTATCTTCCGATGTTATCGGTACGACACAAGGTTCAATCTTTGATCCTACACAGACCGAAGTTACAACTGCTGGTGACTATCAATTAGTTAAGACGGTTGCTTGGTACGATAACGAATATGGCTTTACTTGCCAGATGATCCGTACCTTGCTGAAATTTGCTACTCTCTAATCCGGAGTAACGCTTTTCTAGCCGCAACATCCGAAGCGGAGGGGGGT